GGACGAGCATCACATGAGGATGGAGGACGACGAGTACAACGAGCACTGCCCAGGCCCCACGTTCAAGGCCTGGTTGATCGGACAAGGAGGAGCGCGTGAGCGCCAAGAGAAGTGACGCAAGCAAGTTGCTGAAGCGGTGGGGCAAGATGGCCGAGAGGTACCAGGCCAGCATCGATCAGCAGCGCCACGTGATTGACCGACTCATGGCAGCGATGGCCGTGTACGCAGACCTAGCGTATGGGGTGGAGAACGAGGCCAAGGACGTCAAGCAGGCCCGCAAGTGGGCCAAGGAGGCGCAAGCCAAGGTGGCGGCCATTCTGGCCGTACCACAGACGCAGCAGGAGGAGAAGAAGGATGGCTGAGAGATACATCGACATCTTGTTCGATGGCCCACCGGACCACCAGGGTGGGCGGTTCGTTGAGGTCGAGAACGAGAGGGGACAGAGCATCAACGCTGGCACGTGGATCAGCCCTGTCGCGACCGAGGACGCAGACGGCAAGAGCGATGGCCTGTGGAGGCTGCGCATCAAGGTCACGCCGTCGCTCAACAACATGGCTCGGATGATCCATGACGTCAGTACGGCGCATGGGTTCGATGCTCCCAACCCGTCGAACCTGCCGAGCAAGTTGATGCTCAGCGTGACGGAGTTGGCTGAGGCCATGGAGGAGTTCCGTGACGACAAGCCAGCCGTGTACTGGAAGTGCACGGCGTGCGGCATGGAGTCCTCCGAGCCTCTGTCGCCGGCCATCGCGCACAGGCCTACTGTCAGAGGGTTCTGGGGTCACCTGATGGCGCTGTACAACGCGGCGACGGGCAAGACCATCGAGTGTGATGGGAGCGAGTGGAAGCCTGAGGGTGTGGCGGTGGAGTTGGCTGACTCCAACATCAGGAACCTCCACATGCTCGCATCGATGTACCCAGACCTGGATCTGGACTGGCTCCATCAGATCAAGATGGAGTTCAACGAGGGACGACCGATGAACCACGGAAGGATCAAGGCACTCTGATGAACACACTGGACACCCTGCTCGCCTACAGCGAATGGCTGGACGGCGAGAAGATCAACCCCAGCGACTCCGAGGACGAGAGGACTCACGAGGACCTGGTGAAGCAGTTCATCGCACACTGGGACGAGAACCCAGAGCGCGCACGGCTTGCCGACGCAGCACAGGCGAACCTCGGCATGGCCACGACGTACGACATCATCACGGAGTTGGCTGCGCGAGCAGACGTGGCTGACACGATTGGTGAGGACTGGCCCAGGTACAGGACGGTTGACTCATGATCAAGGTGTACCTGAGCGGCCCCATCAACAGCGACGTGGGTGACGGGCTCGACAAGGACGACCACAAGGAGGCGTTCGCCGACCTGGCCAGGTGGCTCAAGCAGAACTACGGCAACTGGGAGGTCGTGAACCCTTGCGAGGTCGGGCCGAACTGCAAGCAGATGGACTGTGGTCCGTTCGATGGCCACTCGTTCGGCTGCTGGCTCAAGGCCGACCTCAAGGCCATGCTCGACTGTGACGCCATCTGCTTCCTGCCCTTCTCTGACCGCAGCATGGGTGCTCGGCTGGAGGGCCACGTCGCACAAGGCGTGGGCATGGACACGTACTACGCAACGCCCATCGGGGCCACATCATGGAGGATCGACAGATGACAGAGCAACGACCAGTCGAGTACATGTCGGCGCGCGAGGCCAGGCAGGAACTGCTTGCGTCCATCACGCCGTCACAGGCCATGGTGGTCCGGCTGATGGTGAGCATCCTCGCCAAGGCCTGGGGCACCTTCAAGGGCACGCTCACTCCGAGGCAGAAGGAGTTGCTGGCGCGCATCGGCAAGGACGAGAACGTCAGCACCATGATCAGTGACGTCGAGGAGTTCGTGGAGCGATGAACGACCAGGTGCTTGGAGAGGCCATGCAGGACCTGCATGGTTACAACCCACTCAAGGAGGACAAGCCAGTGGCCAAGGAAGTACAGCGATGGGCCGACGACGCGATGTTCAAGGCTGAGCCGCTCAAGGCCAGCGACGGCATCAAGGTGTTCATGTTGGCCGGCACGCCCGATCCGTTGGGCGCCGTCGCAGCGATGAGCAAGATGTACAAGGGTGAGGTGGTGCGAGACTTCGCAGACGTCACTCGTGAGGAGCGCGAGGAGTTCCTGCGTGAGATTCTCAAGACCAAGTTGAAGGCTCCGCTGGAGGCTGTGAAGATGCACTTCATGGTCGAGGGTGTGACGCGATCCTTCACCCATCAGATGGTCCGACAGCGGACTGCGGTGTACGCGCAGGAGTCTCTGCGGTTCGCCGTCAAGGAGGACATGGCCGAGGGTGTGGCGTACCCACCGAGCCTCATCGGTGTCGATGACTGGGAAGGCATCGGCGAGAGGAGCACGGATCAGGAGATGCTGGCCATCTGGGACAATGCCGTGAACTTCATCGACATGTCCTACAACCGTCTGGTCAACATGGGCATGCCGGCTGAGGATGCTCGTGGTCTGCTGCCGCACAACGTCACCACGCGGCTCAACTACGTGACTGACCTGCGCGCGCTCCAGGACCATGGTGGGAACCGTCTGTGTACGCAGGCTCAGTTTGAGTGGCGCATCTACTGGGTGCGACTCCTCGACGCCATGCGGCACTACTGCTCCAACCCGGTACACGGATCGGTGCCGCAGGCTCTCCATGAGGGCTCAAGCCATGCGTGCGACAACTGGCAGTGGGTGGCCATCGCGGACATCTTCAGGCCAGTCTGCTACCTGACGGGCAAGTGCGAGTTCAAGGCCAACTTCGATCGCAAGTGCTCCATCAGGGATCGTGTGGAGGCCAACCACAACATCGGTCGTCCGAGCGATGACTGGAGCGGGGAGTACGACCACGTGAAGGGCAACCCCATCGTGGCTGGAGTCGGCCCGAGGAGCGTGGTGCGTGACGAGGAGGACACGCCGGTGTTCATCGGTGCGATCCAGCCGCGCGAGTGGCTGTTGGACGCAGGTGCTGCGCGATGAGCACGACACCTGAGCCGTTTGAGCCAGACGCCATCATGAGCAAGGAGGAGTGCTTGCGTCGAGCGCAGGCTCAACTCCGGCTGGCGGAGAACGTCAGCGGTGACTGGGGCATGGCGCGAGCCCTCACAGCCATCGGCTACCTCTGGTTGGGCGACTCACAGCCCGAGGTCAGGACGTACACGCCAAGCACTGGGCCTGGCTGATGCTGGGCGCCAAGAAGGGTCGGTGCGGGAAGCCAGAGAAGCATGCCAAGCACGAGTGGCGTCCCAAGCCGGCCAGTCCACTCGACAAGCAGGATGATGCGGACATCCGCTTCTGTGATGGGAGGGGTCGGTGATGTGGATCTACATCGCGTACATCACCGCACCGATCTGGGCGAGTGCTCTCGTCCTCGGTGTGTTCGCAGCGATGGGCAAGTTGCCCGACGACAGGAGGAAGCATGGCTCAGACGTTTGATCAACAGTTGGCCGACATGGGCGTGGACATCACGGCTCGTGACGTGCTGGACGACGAGGAGTTGGAGGAGTACTGCCGCAAGCAGGGTGGGCACCCCAGCGACATCGCGCTCAAGGGCTCAAGCGAGGAGGACACACCGCCATGGCTGTGAAGCCAGTACACGTTGAGGCCATCGTGCGCGTCACCATGGAGGATGGCTCGGTGATCGATCACCACATGTACCGCATCGACATGAAGAGCCAGGAGGAGTCAGGCCTGGTGTTGCGGATGAAGGAGGAGGAGCCTGACGAACTGATCGTGGTGAGCAGGAACAGGCCCGAGCGTCCCAAGAAGCAGTACATCACGCTGGCCATCAAGGGCCAACTGCTGCCCAAGGACCCGGACGGCCCGGATCACCTGTACCTCGTGGCCCGCGAGTACCCAGCGGACAGGCCTCCAGAGCCGTTGCCGGACACGCTGGTCCCCGAGGCCCCAGCGACCTCGGCAACACGGGAGAACGGCGCTGCAAGCCGTGCACGGCCCGGTACGGGAGGAGGGGTCAACGGTGCCGCGAGCCCGAGTCGTGATGACTGACCCCAACGCGGCCCATCAGATCAGATTGAGAAGGTCTGGTGACTGGACCGCTGTGTGCTGCTCGTGCAAGTCGAGCGCCATCGCACTCATCTCACCAAAAGACAGCCCCTGGCCGCACTACAACCGTGCGGACCACCACGACAACAGCAAGGAGCAGTTCGTGCCACGAGCAGTTCCAGCCGGCCAGCAGGTGTTCGATGTCCAGTGACGACGACCGTTGCGAGATGAGCGACCTGCCCAAGGACCAGTGCGACCACTGTGTGGGCAAGCCCACGGAGCCGTGGAGTGGGCTGGACATGGGGGAGGTGTTCGTGGCGCGGTTCAAGGGCACCTGTGTCTCGTGTGATGAGCCCATCGAGCCTGGCGACCACATCGCTGTCACGGAGTATGTGCGTGATGGTACTGGCCAGATCATCAAGGGTCACTATGCCCACTACGGCTGCATGCGTTCATGAGGAAGCAGGAGGAGAAGGTGTGGTGCGAGGTACTCGCATACGATCCGGGCGGCACCACTGGTTGGGCAGTCATGTGCGTACGTCCTCAGGACCTCCTGTCTGAGAAGCCCATCAACAAGCGTCTGCTCAAGCACTTCGCACACGGACAGATCGTGGGCGACGAGATGACGCAGGTGGATCAGTTGGTGGAGTTGGTCGACATCTGGCCACACGCTGCTGTGGTGGGCGAGTCGTTCGTCCAGCGCATCCGCAACACCGGCCTGGAGACAGATGTTGCCTACAGCCCGGTGCGGATCAACGCCACAGTCAAGTGGTGGCTGGCGACTGAGGACAGGTTCCTGTTCAAGCAGAGCCCGAGTGACGCCAAGGATCGGTGGACCGACGAGAGGCTGGAGGCTGCCAAGATCAACCCAGAGGGAGGACGAGTGAACCGCCATGCTCGTGACGGCGTACGTCACGCAGGCTTGTTCCTTGGAAGGGCACGTGAGAAGCAAGGGTTGCGTCACCGGGCGTGGCCGCAGTTCTTCAATGAGAAGGGTGAGTTGTTGTGACTGGTTTGATTCGCAAGGACGACTTCACAGCGTCTGCTGCTGAGGTTGCCGATGCGCTGAAGGCGTTGCGTGAGTGTGAGTTCAACGTCAAGCAAGCACGAGAGGACCTGGCTGAATGCGAGCGTGAGCGCGACGAGTGTCAGACAGCGTTCACCAACGCACGCGATGCGTTTCACGAGCAGTTCCCCGAGATGGCACCAGCGCTTGGTGTTGTCGCTGATCCTGTTCAGCCTGCGGCTCCGCAGAGGCCTGCGACGCCCGAGCCGGTCATGAGCCCGCAGGGTCCGCTCGCGTTCCGTGACCTGGATGATGACTTCTCGCCGGAGGGCATGGGATGAGCCACGACCTCGCAGACAAGATCAGGACAGGCACAGCATTCCTCTCAGCCGTAGGGCTCCTGCTGTTGGTGCTGGAGACCAAGCACCTGTGGAAGTTCATCAGCGGCGCAAGGAAGTTGCGCTACATCTCGCTGTCCATGTTCGGCTCAGCGATCTGCTACGGGTCGTTGGAGGCAGCGTACTGGCCACAGCATCAGATCAGGGTGGTGTGGCTGTTCCTCGCCGCGCTCTCCATGGTGATCGCAGGCTGGGCTGGAGTCAAGAAGAACAGAGACAACCGACAGGAGTACAACAACCGTGCTGGTAAGTGACAAGCATGAGTTCGTGATCGCGTGCCCAACCAAGACAGGCACCACATCGCTGCTGGCGCTCGCGGCTCACTACAAGCGCCATGGTGGTGACCCTGAGGTATTCACTGCTCTGCGTGGGGAGCCGATGACCAAGCACCGCATGGCGCCTCCTCCGGGGAAGGAGCACTACAAGCGCATCATGATCGTACGCAACGAGCGTGACCGTCTGGTGTCGATGTACGAGTGGCTGCGTCGTGTTGCGAGGGATGAGGCCATAGGTCGAGCCATCGTCAAGGCAGAGGCAGATGGGGACCGGAGGCGTGGTTGGGTCGAGATGCTCAAGGTGTTCGTCCATGAGCAGGAGCAGCCGGACTACCTCAACCTCAGGGCGAGACGCTGGGGCGGCGCACGGCCATACATGTGGGTTGACTCCCTGGACCTTCTCTCTGACGTCGTCCGTGGCGACCTCGTGGGGCAGCGCGCCCCGTGGTTCCGAGGAGGCGTGGTTGCCTGTGAGCCGATTGAGGCGATGGATGTGCGTGGCTTGCTCCACGACCTTGGGGTGCGGGACTCGCGGTTGCTGTCGGCTGAGGTGAAGCGCCTCAACCATACACGTGTGTCGGCAAGGCTGTTCCCGACGACTGATGAGTACCTCATGGTGCGTGGTGCGAGGCGCTGGCTGGATCGTCTGGTGTGGCGAATCTAGGTCGGCCCGAGGGCTGGAGACGGTTACCACCCCGGTACCTCTAGGGGTGTGTCACATTGGGTTGTGTGTCAGTGTCTCGCGCGAGAACGAACGAACAGGTGTTTGTGCAGTAGGCTCTAGGGGAGGGGTACACATCTCTCGTTGGGTGTTGCAGGCCCTACTACGTAGGGGATTCGTTGCATCTGCTGGTTTGCATGGGTGGGCTGTGTGGTTGGTTCTCGGGGTCTGCTGAGAAGTGTCTGGAAGGGGTGTGTTGGAATGGGCGTGTTCGTCTGGGCTGAGCGGTGGGTGCTCGTGCCAAGTAGGCTTACCGGCGGTGGAATCGAACTGAGGTGGAAGGAGTTGATTCCTGTGCCTGATGGGCCGATTGAGTTTGTGTCTGACCCTGTTGGGGTTGATGAGAAGGCATCGACTGAGTTCGGTGGAGTGTCTGGGTTGGTCCAGCCTCTGCCGCATGAGATGGACGGGTCTGAGAAGCGAGGTGTCTTGGTGAGGAGCCGCGCCGCAACCAAGGCTGATCCGCTGACCGGACTCGTCGTGCCGGACGAGAGCGCGATGGCTGTTGACCCAGTCACCGGTCTGCTTGTCGATCCGGCATGGAATGAGGATGGTGCTACAGGGAAGCCGGTGGACTCACCTCCACTCACTGGCGACCCGCGAGCGGGAACGCTCTGAGCCCGGAGGCCCCATGACTCTGTGAGTGCTCGCACTTGACTCATTCTGGTGAGACCCCTGCCGCTGGTGGGGGTTTCATCATGTCTGGTGGGCACGTGGGTAGGGTTGCCTGTATGAGTAACTGCGGTGTTGCTCTGACACTACTTACTGCAGTGGAGGTGTTGGGATGAGTGACGAGGGTGTCGACCCCAAGCGCCGTGAGCCAGGTCGGCCACGTGGCACAAAGGTCAGCGACGCACAACGTGCTGCTGGCAAGGCCAACCTCACCAAGGCTCACGAGGCTCGGAGAGCGCGCAAGGAGGCCAGGAAGGCAGCACCCAAGCAGAAGCCGCGATGGAAGCAGTTGGAGGATGGTGACATCCACGTTGCTGACCTGACGACCAAGGAGTTGTCGAGGCGATCCTGTGCGAACAACGACGGCTCATGGGAGGGTGCGAGGCATCAGTTGCCCAAGCGGCTGACTGACGCCATGGCCGGCGAGGAGGTACGCCGCTGGCGCAAGACGATGCGCAGCCTGGTGCGTCCTGCCCTCAAGGCCATCAACACGCGCATAGAGGACGACGACAACCCGGCCCAGCAGTTCGCCGCTGCCAAGATGGCGATTGAGTACGGGCTGGGCAAGGTTCCTGAGGTCGTCCACCACGGTCTGGAGACAGAGTTCGACCGGATGTCGCAGTCAGCGTTCATCATCCGTCGTGGTCCAGACTTGGCCGCAGAACTTGAGGCTCATCAGGAGCCCAAGGAGGAAGGCACCAGCGATGACATCGTTGAGGCCGAACTGGTAGAGGAGGAAGCATGACCGGCAAGACCAAGTACGCTGACGTGCTCATACAGCACAACAGCATGCAGTTCAGCGACGACGTCAAGCAGCACACGCACGACACGCGCGCTGTCTTCCAGCACGCACGCGAGACGGGTGCGCTGTTCGTGACGGGCACGGAGTCGGGCACATCGCCGCTGAACCACGACCTCCATGACCTCGTCATCGAGGCAGCCAAGGAGTTCGACTACCACGTCAACGCTCACAAGTGGGGCGACTGGGCGGCTGTCGACAAGAGGCGTGTCCTCAAGGACTCCATCGCCCATGGGTATGAGGGACCGTTCGTGCCTGGTACCAAGGGCCTCAAGGCAAGCCAGGGCGGTCACTCGCCTCGTGGGATCACGACCATCACCGCTGAGGTGAAGGCCAAGGGTGTGGGTGTCGTGACCATCGGCTCCTGCCACTTCCTCACCCATCGCTCGACCGTGGTGTCTGGACCCAACACGCCGCTGGTCGATGGGATCGCACGGTGGGCCCATGGTGCCGGCTCTGGACACAACCTGGTGTTCCTCGACGCTGATGCCAACCTCAACGACGAGAGGGTGGATGTCTTCAACGGCAACCCGCTGACCACGTGCTGGGATGAACTGGATCGGTACCCAGCCACGCATGGGCTCAACAAGAAGCGTGGGACGACCATCGACATCATCGCGTCGTACGACAAGGATGGGCGTGTGACGTGCAAGTGGGCCGACTCGCTCGATGACAGCGACCTGAAGTTGGCCACCGACCACTTCATGATCCAGGCTCTGTACAAGGTGAAGGTCTGACCCATGAGCGACGGGCAAACGCCCGAGCCTGTTGAGATCAGTGAGGCCATCTCCCAGCGACTCAGTGAGGCCATCAACGCGGTCCTTGCCGAGGAGTTGGGAGGTGGCTTCCTCTCAGGGTTCATCGGGCTCGTCAAGTACATCGATGCGGATGGCGACAACAACTGGTCGTTCGTGGCCATGGGCGACCAGTCGCTGGACACGTCCCTCGGGATGCTCCACATCGCCAACGCCATCACAGACAGGCAGATGAAGGAGGTGTGGGGTCTTGACCGTGGCTGATCAGACCACCATGCTAGACACGGCCCAGGTGTTCCGTTCTGCGAACTACCGGCCGCACGCAGGCCAGGTGCCGTACCACGCGAGCGATGCGCGCAACAGGGTGGCGTCCTGCGGCCGACGGTTCGGCAAGTCCCAGATGGGTGGCCATGAGTTGGACCTGGAGGCCATGGCTACCAAGGCACACCTGGCGTACCTGGAGGAGGTACAGCAGCGGCGTGAGTTCTGGATCGTGGGGCCCAACTACTCCGACAGTGAGAAGGAGTTTCGTGTCCACTACAACAGCCTGAAGCGCATGGGGTTCCCGTTCGACAAGCCTGGCACCTACAACAACCCTCATGGCGGCGACATGGTCATCTCGCTGTACAAGGGCAAGTACCTCGTCCAGGCGATGTCTGCGGCGCATCCCGAGAGCCTGGTGGGTGAGGGACTCAGCGGCGTGATCATGGCTGAGGCCGCCAAGCAGAAGGAGTCCACGTGGTCCAAGTTTCTGCGCCCGACCCTGGCTGACTTCCACGGCTGGTCTCAGTTCACCAGTACACCTGAGGGCAAGAACTGGTTCTATGACCTGTGGAACGACGGCCAGGATGTCACCAACCCTGACTGGGCGTCATGGCGCATGCCGTCGTGGCTGAACCCGTACGTGTACCCGATGGGCGCCACCGAGTCCAAGATCAAGACGCTGCGTGCTGCGTTGGAGGAGGGAGCGTTTGACTGGCGTCGTCTCGTCCAGCGGCTCGGCATCGACCCCGAGGTTGCGAGCCTGGTGCGTGACCTCAACGATGCCACGTTCGATCAGGAGATTGGTGCTGACTTCAACACCATGGCTGGTCGCGTGTTCTCGGACTTCGATGAGGAGGTCCACGTCACAGACCTGCGCTGGAACCCGGCATGGGAGACGTACGCAGCAGTGGACTATGGCTTCACCAATCCGTTCGTGTGGCTGCTGATCCAGATTGATCCGTTTGGCTGCGTGTACGTGGTGGATGAGTACTACCAGCGAGGACTGACCATCGATGAGATCGCCTGGGAACTCTCGGCCCGTCCTGAGTTGACGGCTGGTGTCCGCTGGTTCTACCCAGACCCGGCAAGCCCTGGTGACACAGTGGCGTTGGAGAAGCACCTGCGCATCCAGGCCCATGGAGGGACCGGTGGTGAGTTGGAGCATCGCCTGCGCTACATCCGCGCAGCCCTCAAGGTCCGCAACCGTCACCTGGCGTTTGATGACCCTGATCGCAAGCCCAAGTTGCTCATCAACCGTCGGTGTACGCACACCATCGATGAGTTCGGCAAGTACAGGTACCCAGAGAAGCGTGGTGAGCGCAACGACGACGAGAAGCCGATGAAGAAGGACGATCACACGCCTGAGGCACTGGGGCGGTTCTACGCAGGCCACTATGGCGAGCAGCCAGACGAGCAGGGAGGACAGGCGGCAGTGGTTCAGGCCCGTCTCGGGTAACATTACGACCTCAAGATGAGTGGTTGGAGGAACCATGGGAGTAGCAGAGAACAGGGCCAAGTCGTCGGCCCAGGCAGCGTTCATGAAGGAGCGTGGCATCATGCGCCGCTCGGGCCAGTGCCCGTGGGGTTGCGGTGCGACGTACAGCACGAGCCCGACTGGTGAGGGTGGTGGCACGTCCCTGCTGTCGCACCTGACTCGTTGCGTGGGTGGCGCGGCAGCCAAGCGCAGCAGGCGTTCGTTCGTTGGGCGTCGGTCGTGAGTGCGTTCGCGCTGATCGTGTTCACCGGCGTGCGTGATGACGGCAAGGTCGAGGAGATGACGCGTGAGGCCGACGACATCGAGCACGTGGGGCGCCTGCTGAGGGAGTTGGTCGAGGACGGCATGGCCTGGAAGGCAGTGACCGTCGTCCACATCGAGGACTACCCGCGCATGATGGACGGTGCCCTCCAGGAGAGCATGCCGCCCATGCCTGGTTCCAAGAACAAGTGCGGGCACTGCGGTGAGGACATCATCTACGTCGTCCCGGTCGATGAGCCTGGTGGCAGCCAGACAGGCCCTGGGTACTGGATCCACGAGTCGACAGACATCAACGATGGCCATGAGGCCGTCCCAGCCAACATGTCGTCGTCATGAGCCACGGTGTCTACATCCACACGAGGAATCGGCTCAAGTTCTTGGAGCAGACCCTCCCCAAGTGGCCGGCTGTCACGCCGGATGACGTCGAGTTGACGTTGGTGGTTGAGCCCAACGAGGTCAAGAAGCATCTGCGCTTCCTCAAGGAGCATGACCTCAAGGATCGCGTTGGAGTCCTCGGGCTCAGCGACACGAACCTGGGGATGGGCAACAGTCGCAACGAGGCGTTCCATGACGCGCAGCGGAAGGGGCACGAGTCCTTCATCACGACGGACGATGACCTGTTCCCCATGGACGACCCGACCATCCTGCTGGAGACCGCTGCGTACACAGATGACCTCCTCGGAGTCGGTTGCTACTTCTCCATGTACGGCCTGCTGCTGAAGTTGAAGCGCAACACGGGCCTGTACAAGGTCGGCGTGGGCCTGGGGTTCCGGTGCTTTGCGATGAACACCGGCATGCTCGACCTCGTGGGAGGGTTCCCTGTCGAGTTCAAGGGGTACGACGACCACGAGATTGCTCGCATGGGTATCTCGCAGTTGAACGTGCCCTGGTACATCGACACGGACATGGCGTGTAACAGCGTTGCCAAGATCGGCGACCCTGGTGGTATGACCAGCCTGCCAGGTTACGCTCGGGTGGTGGATCGCAAGCACACGGCCCACGTCCTGACCCACAAGAACTGGCCTGGGTTCGTGTCCAACCCGGAGAAGTGCGACCCTGACAGCGGCAGGTGTACGTACACGATGCAGTGGAAGAAGTTTCTTCAGGCCAACAACGTGTCACTGGAAGGATGATCGATGAGCGTTCAGCCACTGGAGGTGTTCACTCCGTACAGCAGCGTGGCTCCGCTGTTCACAGCCACGCCGCAGTGGATGTCGGAGGGAGACGCCCAGCGCGTCACGGCTTACCAGGTCTATGAGCAGATCTACTGGAGCGTGCCAGACACGTTCAAGTTGATGAGCCGTGGAGCCGAGGACCGTCCCATCTACGTCCCGACTGGCAAGACCATCGTGGACACCACGAACAGGTACGTGGGCAAGTCGTGGGGTCCCATCATCGATCCTGCGTTCGGCTCAACCAGCGAACAGGCTGCGCTCCGACTCGCGTTGGCCCAACTGTTCAGCCGAGAGAAGATGTTCAGCCTGTACAACTCATCCAAGCGTTACGGCATGATCCGTGGCGACTGGCTATTCCACATCATCGGCAACGACCTCAAGGCCCCAGGCACGCGCATCAAGATTGAGGCCGTGGACCCTGCGGCCTACTTCCCGGTGCCGCACCCGGACGACCCTGACCGGATCATCGGCTGCCACATCGTGGAACAGATCCAGACCGAGGACGGCTGGAAGTTGAAGCGCCAGACGTACCAGAAGGGTGCGGACCCTGTCGCCAACGACGGCAGCGACACGACCATCTACAACAGCGTGGCGACCTTCAACGGTGACTCGTGGGAGACGTTCGACGCCAAGCCTGTGACGATCATCACGCCGATCCACGCTCTGCCTCCGCAGATCACCGCGCTGCCGGTGTACCACCTCAAGAACATCGAGACGCCAGGCGATCCGTTCGGCACCAGCGAACTCCGTGGCCTTGAGCGCATCATGGCCGCCGTGAACCAGGCCATCAGCGATGAGGAGTTGGCGCTTGCCCTTGACGGGCTGGGTGTCTACGCCACAGATGCTGGTACTCCGGCAGGTGGCCAGTGGATCATCGGCCCTGGTCGTGTCGTCCAGAAGCCCAAGGGCACAGACTTCACGCGAGTGAGCGGTGTTCAGAGCGTCGTCCCCATGCAGAGCCACCTTGAGTTCCTGATGAAGGCACTGAAGGAGGGATCGGGCACACCCGACATCGCCATCGGCATCGTCCAGGTGGCCCAGGTGAGCGGCATCTCGCTCCTCCTCCAGATGGGGCCGATGCTCTCCAAGGCTGAGGAGCGCGAGACTGGCATCAGCGGAGTGATGGACAACTTCCTCCACGACCTGATCACCCAGTGGCTGCCTGCGTATGAGCAGACTTCCTTCAACGCCATGTGCGTCTCGTCGTTCGGCGACGTGCTGCCGCCAGACCGCGCAGCGATTCTTGGTGAGATCATTCAGATCGCAGGCTTGCCTGGTGTTGTAGACACCGCTTGGATCCAGGGAGAACTCGCCAAGTTGGGCTACGTGTTCGCCAACGAGACGGCAGGACGTGCGATGAACGAGTTGCAGGCCCGTGCTCAGGCTCTTGACCCGTTCGGAGCCAGGATCGTTGCTGAGGAGGGAGATGTCCAGGCGTGAGGCAGGCCTCGCTGTGGCCGGCGGCATCCTCGGAGGAGTCGCTGCGGTCGCAATCTGGCTGGAGTGGACCGAGAGGATCATGAGACGTCATGCCGTGGGCACGTAAGCAGCCTCTCACGACCTACATCAGGCAGCAGAGGGTCGTGGATGCGCAACTCCGCAAGGTTCTCATCGCTGCTGCCAACGACGCACGGCGTCGAGCGGCCCTCATCACAGACAGCAACCTGCGTCGAGCCCAGTTGCAGTTGGCCGACGCACAGTTGCGCATGTGGGCACAGATCGGGACGGTCATCGAGGATGGGATCAGAGGCACGGCACCTGCCGTCGCTGACGTTTCCACCATCTTCACCAAGGACCTCCTGTCTAGCCTGGGGTTGACACCCAGCGATGCGTTGGTGCGTGGGATGGAACGTGCTGCTCGCAACACCGTGAGGACGTACCTGGCCCGAGAGAACCTGGGCATGACGCTGAGTGAGCGCGTCTACAGGAACGGGCAGGTGGCATCCGGCCGCATCGACACCGTCATCAACAACGCGATCCTCCGAGGAGCCTCAGCCAAGGAGATTGCGCGTGACGTGGCTGCTCTGGTGAACCCGAACACCCCTGGCGGCGTGTCGTACGCAGCCATGCGGCTCGGGCGCACTGAGTTGAACAACGCATTCTATGAGGCGAGCAACGCTGCGTACGCGAGCAACCCGTTCATCGAGCAGGTGGACTGGAACCTCTCGGGTTCGCACCCACGACCGGACGAGTGTGATGGTCTGGTGGGGACGTACGACCCCAATGACGTGCCGGACAAGCCTCACCCGCAGTGCTTGTGCTACACGACGCCTGCCGTCATGAGCAGGGCCCAACTAGTGAAGCGGTTCAAGAGTGGAGAGTTCGATGAGTGGGCAGACCGACAAAGTGCGTAGGCCGACCAGCGCCAGAGTCCTGGCGATCAAGTACGACATCATCTGGCTCAACGAGGATGAGTGGTACCAGAAGAAGTTGGACAACGATGCCATGGGCATCACCGAGCGCGACAGCGCTGTCATCTGGATGCGTCGTGACTCGACCAGCAACGAGGACTCGCTGCGGTACACGCTGCTTCACGAGATTCTCCATACCTGTACGCAGACCACGAGGCTGGACAAGTACCTCAAGGAGGTCGAGGACCCGGAGGAGTTCTTCATCGGCCAAGTCAGCCCTCTGCTGCTACAGGTGATGCACGACAACGCTGCTCTGATGCGGTATCTGCTCAGAGTGAACTAGCACAGGCTGGCACACCTCGCTGTTGCCACGGGAACTAGGCTTTGCCCTTGTAGTTCCGTTCATCAACAGAAGAGGAGGCCGACGTGTTCAGTGGACACAGGCCGATGCCGAGCATCAAGAGTGGTTACAGCCTCAGCGATGAGGCCATCGCAGCCCTGCAGAGCGGGGACATCCAGCGCCTGATCGACAGCCGCAACACCGGGCTGATCATGATGGCCGACGATGGTGATGATGACGACGACGACGACGATGATGACGGCGACTCCGGGGACAGCGGCTCCGGGGATGGCGACGACAAGGGTGGCAAGAACGACGACGACGACGATGCCGGCAGTGACGGTGACGACGACGACGACGAGAAGGTCACCAAGGCAGACCTGAAGCGGGCACTCGCCCGGATGAAGGCAGCCGACAAGCGGGCCAGCGAGGCCGAGGCACGCTTGCGCAAGATCGATGACGACAAGAAGGACGACCTCACCAAGGCCACAGATCGGGTGACCGAACTGGAGGGTGACGTCGAGGAGAAGGACAAGACCATCGGGAGTCTGAGGCTCCAGATCGCTTTCCTGTCCAGCAACAAGATCACGTGGCACAAGCCTGGGGCTGCGCTCAAACTCGCACAGAGTGAGGGTTACCTCGATGACCTGGACACGGACACGGATGGCAACATCACGCCCAAGGCCATGGAGCAGGCGCTCGCCAAGTTGGCCAAGGACAACGACTACCTGGTCAAGCCGCGTGAAGGTGCTGGACCCTCAGGGTCCTCTGCTGGCGGACGTTCCGGCAACGGGAAGGACGACAAGCAGACCGAGGACGAGGACCGGCGCAGAGCACCGGCACTCGCACGTCGTCGCTGATCGCACTCGCAACATCCACATCAACCAAGGAGACTGAGCATGGCTCGCTTCGACAAGGTGGACCCCAAGGATGGGTCCTTCCGCGTCAAGTTGGGGTTCGCTGTGGTCGCCGCTGACGTGGGCAAGGTCATCCCCATCGACATCACTGGAGCCGGTCTGGCTGCGCGAGCAGCCGCCAACTCCGTTGCGTGTCGTGGTGTGATCTGCCCCACGGCTCCGACGCCCCAGGGTGATCCCATCGACTGCATGACGGATGGTGAGATCGTTGACGTGAACCTCGTCAACACCGATGTCACCGGTGCCGTCGCAGGCGCGGACATCAAGGCAGGCGCTGCCGGAACCGTCGATGCCGCTGGGACTGGAAAGTCCATCGGCTGGATGGTCGAGAACTGGCGCCTGATCGTTCGGCTCGGAAGGGGTACCTGAGATGGGTAACCTGATGACTGCGCGCAAGAGCGCGTTCGGTGGAGACTTCCTCCACCAGCCTGCGCTCACCATGCTGGATCGCAAGGGTGGACTGCTCCCTCGCATCGCCGGCATGGACGAGCACATCGATCCCGCCGAACTGGGCATCATCCTGGGTGTGGCTGGTGGTGACCGTGGCTTCCACGCTGCGGCCGACATCGTCACGCAGACCCAGGACGGGATGGACATCAACACCCTGTGGGACACGTACCAGCGCTGGCTGGACTCGTGGAACTCCGCACGGGAGACGTTGGTCAACTTCTTCACCTACAACACCACCGCTTCCTTCGAGAACGTGTGGCAGGGTGGAAGCCAGGCCGACTTCGAGGACGCCACTGAGTTCGGTGAGCCGGTGGGCGCACGCCCGACCAGCACGCCGGCAGTCATGGGCTTCCCCTTCAAGTGGAGCGACCTGGCTGGCCGCTTCACCTGGCAGTTCCTTGCGAACGCTCCGGCTTCGCAGGTGGACTCGTTCGCCAACATGGCGATGGAGGCCGACAGCCGCCTGGTGTTCCTCCGGGTGATGCGCGCGCTGTTCAGCAACGTGCGTGGGGTCAACAAGGAAGGTCAGACCACGTTCCCGTTCTACAGCGGCGTGGCCGGCGACAAGCCTCCGACCTACAAGATGACCGTGTTCGCCGACTCGCACAACCATTTCGTGACCAGTGGCACGGCCACGGTGACGCCTGCGAACCTGGAGGCCCTCATCGGCCTGCTGGAGGAGCACGGCTACACCAAGGCCAACGGTTACGACTCGGTGGTGCTGGTGAACAAGGCGCAGGGCAACACCATCCGCAACTTCCGGTCGGTGGCCAACGGTGGCACCGGTCTGTACGACTTTGTCGTTGCGCAGGGTGCTCCCTCGTTCCTCATCCCCACCACGATGGTCACCGAGGGTGGACGCCCGCCGGCAACCGTCAACGGTCTGACCGTCATCGGGTCCTACGGCGACGCGACCATCATCCAGGAGGACTACATCCCTGCTGGCTACATGGTCGCCATCGTCACCGGTGGTGAGCAGAACCTGTCCAACCCGCTCGCGTTCCGCGAGCACCCGACGGCCACTCTGCGTGGTCTGCGGTTGGTCAAGGGTCGCAACCCTGACTACCCGCTGATTGACTCCTTCTACATCCGTGGATGTGGTGTGGGGGTCCGTCATCGTGGTGCTGGTGCCGTGATGCAGGTGTCCACCAACCCGACGTACGCCATCCCGGCGCAGTACGTCTGAGGGGAGTGACTCAACATGGCGCTTGATCGCGTTCTGAGCAACCCGCTCACCGAGGATGAGGCCAACAGCCTCACCAGCGAGGAGAAGGAGTGGCTCAAGGCATGGAACCGTGCAGGTGAGATTCCTGGCGAGGACGGCCCTGAGGTGCTCGACCCTCTCGACCCCAACGGAGTGAACAAGGCAGCCCGCGAGGCTCTGGCTGGTGCTGATTCCGATCAGTACACGGACATGAGCAACGAGGACCTGCAGGACGAACTCCGCAAGCGGGAACTCCCGGTGAGTGGCAACAAGGCGGACCTCCAGGCCCGTCTCCGTGAGGACGACGCCAACAACGCCGGCAGCGGCGAGGCTGGTGGCTCCAACCCGGAGTGACCTCACCACCCCGAGCGAACCACCCCTGGCTCTCCAACCACTCTGGGCCAGGGGTGGTTCCGCATCACGTGGCCAACTAGACTCATGACGTTGGCACAACCCCAGGAGGAGACATGGCTTCACCCGAGCAGATCGCTGACCTGCGCAGGATGATCAGCGAGCCCGACGACGCAGACCCTTGGACCGACATCGTCCTTGGCGGACTGATCGATGCCGCAGCCGGTGACCTGAACACCGTCGCTGCCGATGTCTGGCAGGAGAAGGCATCGACGTACAGCGAGATGGTTGACATCTCGGAGGCAGGGTCGTCACGCAAGAACAGTCAACTGATGGGCAACGCCTTGAAGATGGCTGAGTTCTTCAGCGGCAAGGCAGAGTCAGCGGCTCCGGTCCCTGGCGTTGATCTGCCGACCACCAGCCCCATCGTCCGGCCCACCTCAGTCGGTCAGGTGCTGTGATGGAGGACCGAGAGTTGGCCGTGCTGCGGAAGCAGACCGCAGCGTTCATCAGGGACAACCCGGTCACCATCACGCTGAACCGCAACGTACGCACTCCCAACGGCAAGGGTGGGTTCACGGTCACGCCGACCCCACAGGACCCGCAGACCTTCCGCAAGGTGCCGGTGAACGCTGGCCAGACGCAGACACGCAACATCGATGGCGTCGAGGTCCAGCCCAAGTTCGTGCTCATCGGCCCGTACGACGCAGACGTGACCAACGACGACACGTTCATCATCGACGGCCACAACTACAACGTTGACTTCGTGCGTGACGACCACAGGTATGAGACCTGGGTGGAGGCGACATACGTTGGCTAGCAGCGCTGGTGGTGGGGCTGAGATCAAGTGGAGCGGTGACCTCCACGACAAGTTGAACCAGTTCGGACCTCGTGTGAAGCGCGCCATGGTGACGGCTGCCAAGTACATCGAGCCCCAGGCACTTGCGTACATGCGTGACAACGCTCCGTGGACTGACCAGACCGGCAACGCCCGTGCGGGCCTGAACGTCGAGACTGAGGTCAAGACCAACCAGGTCACGATGTACCTGTACCACCAGGTGCCGTACGGTCCCTGGCTTGAGTTGCGTTGGTCAGGCAAGTACCAGATCATCAACCCAACCATCGAGGTGTTCGCCCCACAGTTGATCCAACTTGTGGCTGACCTCGCGTTCGACTGAGGAGACGACGATGTGCCGACAGTTCATGTACGACGCAGTCATGGCCTGCCCCAAGGCCAGCGACCCGTTCGGTGAGCGCGTGTTCGCTCCAGGAGGGGCAGAGGGGCCTGGCGGTGAGGGTGACTCGCCTGACCGTCCGTTCGTGATGATCAGGGCTGCGACGAACCAGCCCGGCATCCGAGGAGGAGCGCCCAAGCAGCAGAGGTTCCAGGTGTACGTACACGACACTCCTGGTGATACGACCAACATCGATGACCTCCAGAAGGAGTTGGAGGACACCGTGCCTGGGCAGGCGCCTGTGGCCAACGCAGAGGGCTGGATCATGGACTGCGTGTGGGAGGACACAAGCGGGGATGGGTTCGATGATCACTACGGCACGACCGTCCGTTATGTCACATTCCTCGTCACGTGGCGACCTGTCTAGCCTGGTGTGTCAGTAGGTAGGCTTGCCCGTTGAAAGGAGGCTGACAATGGCCAAGGTACGTGTGTACTACAAGGGTCTGAGTGACGTCCGCATCATCCACGCGGATCACCTCAAGGATGCTCACGGCATCGAGGTGTCACAGGACCTGGTCTGGGACAAGATCGGCAAGGCCAATGGTGGCGTGCTGGACTTCCCTCGGCTCGCCATGAACATCGACGCACCTGATGAACTGATCGCGGTTCTCCGCAAGGAGCACACCTTCACGATCAGCGAGATCAAGGACGACGGTGAAGTGGGCGAGGACATCGTGACCGGTCAGGTCATCGATGAGGGAACCATCGCTGCCAAGGTGGTCGATGAGACCACCGGCCAGACGACCGAGAACGACACTCCCGGCGAGCCTGCTGCCAAGGGCAAGACCGCCAAGAAGGGCTGATCCATGGAACTGCGCTGCCGCCACAAACTCCACGGAGTCGTCAACGACGGCCTGCTGGAGTTCAAGTGTGGCAGTTCGTTCTGTGGAGCAGGTTCGGGTGTCGTGGTGATCCATCAGTTCGATCCGATCACAGGTCAACTGGTGAACACCAAGCGGTACAAGGACACGCCGATCATCAACAACAACACGGAAGGAGCCAGGGATGCCCTGGGACACAGGACTGCCATACGGTCTGCGTGACGCGCGTCTGACGCCGTACACGGACACCGGAGGCGTCACGCTGGGAACCAGCGCTGACAATCCTGTCGCACGTTCCATGACCTTCAGCGAGGCTGAGGACTTCGAGGAACTGCGGGGTGACGACAAGGTCGTGGCCCTGCGCGGCAAGGGTGCGTCGGTGGACTGGGAGATGGAGCACGGTGGCATCGCTCTGTCTCAGTACAAGGTCATGGCTGGTGGCGTTGTCACCACGACCGGCACCACGCCGGCACAGGTCACGACCTTCACCAAGAAGGTGACCGATGCGAAGCCGTACTTCAAGGCTGAGGGTCAGGCCATCTCGGACCAGGGTGGAGACTTCCACGTGGTCCTGTACAAGTGTCGTGCCAGCAACTCGCTTGAGGGCGAACTTGCTGACGGCGCGTTCTGGCTGACCAAGGCGAGCGGTGCGTGCCTGCCCTCGACCATCGTGGCCAAGGCCGACGTTCTGTACGACTTCATCCTCAACGAGACGGTCACGCCGATCACCTGATCGACTGGCACCAACCATCGGAGTCCAAGGAGACCAGCATGGCTACCAAGGCAAGTGCATGGAAGAGCAAGAGCAAGACCCGAGACGAGACCATCCAGTTGCCGTCTGGCAACGAGTGCCTTGTCCGGCCCATCAAGCCTGAGGCGTTCCTTGAGAGCGGCATGATCCCAGACGCGCTGTCGTCGATGGTCATGAAGGCTGTCAACAGCAAGAAGGGCCTGCCTCCGAGCAAGGTCCAGGAGTTGGCGAACGACCCCAAGAAGTTGGCTGCGGCCATGGAGTTGTTCGACCGAGCGCTGGTGTACTGCGTCATCGAGCCTCCCGTGGAGATGGCGCCTGCGTGCGAGAAGGAGGGCTGCGGGGAGTCCTACACCGGTGGTGACGCAGTCCACGTGGATCGCAAGCACAAGGACTACCACAAGTACGTGGAGGGTGAGCGCGACCCGGATGTCCTGTACGCAGACGTTGTCGACATGGAGGACAAGATGCACATCTTCCAGTGGGCTGTTGGAGGCGTCGGCGACGTTGCCAAGTTTCGTGGAGAACTCCAGTCAACTATGGATGCTGTGGACACAGGCGACGGAGTTCAAGACTCGGCCTAGCACCCTGCTTGGCGTGACTGATGAGTACGCTGCGTACTGCATCGACCAGTCGGTGTACACGTTCGGGTCAGCGCTCCAGCACGCGCTTGAAGAAGTGGAAGGCAAGACCAAGGAGGAGATCAAGAGGAAGCGTGTGCGCATCATCACCAGGTGGCTTGGTGGCGAACAGCAGTACCGCAACCCGATGGCTCCGACTGCTACACGCGCCGAACTTGAAGGAGTTCACTGATGTCGTTCGCGCTAGGCACAGCTGTTGGCAAGATCGTTCTGGACTATGACGGGTCCGGTGTCGATGAGGCCAAGAAGGACCAGACAGACCTTGAGAAGAAGTCTGGTAGCACGCAGAAGGCACTGGACAAGACGGGCCGCACAGCCGGCATCGCTGGTCTAGCCATCGCTGGCGGGCTCGCGCTCGCCGTCAACGCTGCTGCCAACTTCGACCAGAGGATGTCGGCCATCGCGGCTGTGTCTGGCGCGACAGGCAACGACCTGGATGCCCTGCGCGGCAAGGCTCTCCAACTCGGCAAGGACACGCAGTTCAGCGCGACCGAGGCAGCCACGGCCATCGAGGAGTTGGTCAAGGCTGGCGTCTCGGTCCCTGACGTCCTGAACGGCGCGGCTGACGCCGTCGTGAACCTGGCAGCCGCCGGAGAGATTGATCTCCCGCAGGCCGCCACGATCAGCGCCAACGCCATGAACGCCTTTGGCCTCCAGGCCAAGGACATGGTTGGCGTGGTCGACAGCATCGCTGGTGCGGCCAACGCATCGGCCATCGACGTGGGCGACTTCGGCCAGTCCCTCCAGCAGGTCGGCGCTGTCGCACACCTGGCCGGCGTGAACTTCCACGACACCGCAGCCGCCATCGCCATCATGGGCAATGCAGGCATCAGGGGCAGTGACGCCGGTACGTCCCTCAAGACGATGTTCCAGCGGCTCCAGCCGACGACGCTGAAGCAGATCAGCACCATGGAGGACTTGGGCATCCTGACGCTCAACGCCAACAAGAGCATGGAGTTGCTGCGCTCCAACGGCGTGAAGCCTCTCGGGAACGACCAGGCCACGCTCAACAAGCAGATGGAGGCACTCGCTGCGAACCTGAGCGACTCCGACGTTGGCTCGGCCAAGGCTGCCAAGGAACTCCAGAAGTTGCAACTGCAGTCCGGTGCGCTCAGCAATGCGTTCTATGACCAGCACGGCAACACCAAGTCTCTGGCCGACGTCAGCCAGGTCCTTCAGGACTCGATGAAGGGAATGAACAAGCAGCAGAAGCAGATGACGCTCAACACCCTGTTCGGCTCCGACGCGATCCGTGGCGCAGCGATTCTCTCGGAGGCTGGCGCCAAGGGGTTTGAGAAGATGGGCAAGTCCATGGACAAGGTCAGCGCTGCTGACGTTGCCGCCAAGCGCATGGACAACCTCAAGGGCAAGATTGAGATCATGAAGGGCTCCGTCGAGACGGCTGGAGTCGCCATCGGCACAGCCCTGGTCCCGATGCTCACGAGTCTCGTCAACGTCCTCACATCGGTCGTGAACGTGTTCCTCGGCTTCAGCAGCGGAACGCAGAAGGCAATCGTCGCAGTGGTCGCTGCTGTTGGCGCGTTCCTCCTGCTCGTCTCGGCCATCATCAAGATCGTCAAGTTTGCAAAGGAAGCACAGGCCACCTTCCTCATCCTGCAGACAGCCATCGAGGGCACGTGGATTGCTGCGCTTGGCCCCATCGCGCTCATCATCGCAGCCGTGATCGCGTTCATCGCCATCGTCGTGATCTTGTACAAGAAGTGGACACCGTTCAGGAACCTCGTCAACGCCGTGTGGGCTGCGATCAAGACGGCCATCAGCGCGGTGGTGGATTGGTTCCAGGGTGTACCAGGCATGTTCGGCGATGCCATCAACGCCATCCAGTCGTTCTTCAGTGGCCTGCTTGACTGGCTGACGTCGCACTGGCGGCTCATCATCAGCATCCTCCTCGGTCCGCTTGGCATCGCCATCGCGCTCATCACCAAGTTCTGGCCTCAGATCACTGCTGCCTTCACCAAGGGTGTGGATGCGGTCAAGGCTGTGTGGGAAGGGTTCTGGAACACGTTCGGTGGCCTCATCACCGCAGCGTTCCAGTTGGTTGTTGCCATCCTCAACCTGGCCTGGGTGATCGTCAAGGGCCTGTTCCTGCTGCAGTTGATGGCGATCAAGGCCATCGTGATGACTGTGTTCAACGCCATCGCCGGAGTAGTCCGAGCAGCGTTCAACATTATCATGGGCATCGTCCATGCGGCGTTCAACCTGTGGTTGTCCATCGTCCGGGCTGAGTTGAACATCATCAAGGGCATCTTCCAGGCCGTGTGGAACGCGATCCATGCGGTGATCGCTGCCGTCTGGGGCAAGATCGGTGGCACCATCACTGGTGCTCTCAGCCGGGCCAAGGGTGCCGTGTCTGGTGCGTGGTCGTATGTCTCGGGCGTCACGTCGAGGATGTGGAACGCGATCTGGGACGCCATCGTCAAGGCTGTGGGCAAGATCGGGACGACGCTCGACACCATCAAGACCAAGGCGCTGGATGCGCTCTCTGGTGCAGCGACATGGCTGTTCGACAAGGGCAAGGAGATCATCCAGGGCCTCATCGATGGCATGACGTCGATGATCGGGAAGGTCACTGGTGCGATCCACGGCATCACGAGCAAGGTCAGCGGCTTCCTGCCGGGTTCCCCGGTGAAGGAGGGTCCGCTGACGGTCCTGAACAAGGGGTACGCCGGCAGCCAGATCATCAACATGATCATCGACGGCATCACCGCCCAGCAGGGTGTGCTGGAGGCGACGTGGAGGCACCATCAAGCGCAAGAAGAAGGGCAACGGTGGTGGGCACATGACCATGAGCGGTGCGCTGACGCTGAAGGACGGCCAGGCGTACGTCGAGGGGATCGCCTCAGGCCTGGACAACAACGATGACGACTATGACGACACGATTGATAGGATGAACTGATGGGCGCGCCAGTCACAGTCAAGAACGCCACGGACACTTGGGTCAACTCGGCCAAGCCGTCCAAGAACTACGGCGAGGGGTCACGGCTGCAGTTGAAGACAGGCGCCAAGTCTGTACTGCTGTACTTCAACCGTCCGTGGACTCCTGGCTCCACGATCATGAGCGCCAAGTTGCGCGTGTACAACGTTGCGGCGTGGGCGGGCTCCGTGACGCTCACAGTCCAGCGTGCTGGGTCGGCTTGGTCGGTCAACAAGGCGAACTGGAACAACAAGCCTGCCGGCTCCGGTCCTACAGCGACCAAGAACCTGACTGGCGCTGCTGCCGGGACGATGTGGGAGATGGACGTTGCTCCGATCCTCCAGCCCATCGCCAACGGGCTCGCGTGGTACGGCCTGGTCCTGACCACGAACAACGCAGCCGACTCGGCCATCCACAGCGCACAGTCATCGTCTGGAGCACTGCGCCCGGTGCTGATCGTCCAGTGGAACGATCCTCCTGACGCCCCAGACAACCTGCGTCCTGCTGGTGGCCGCAACGCAGGCAAGGCCAGCCCATACGTCCAGTACGACTTCAACGACGCGAACGGAGACACTGACCTCCAGTCGCACCAGATCCAGTTCGGCGCGAGCACGGCCCTGCTTGACGCAGGCACCACGACGCTCGACCTCGGCGAGGTTGCCACGACCGTCCCTGAGGCAGACCTGAGCGATGCTGTCAAGTACCCGACATGGGTCGCGCTAGTTAGCGGGACTCAGAAGGCATGGAGGGTTCGCACCAAGGACTCTGCTGGCATCTGGTCTGTCTACTCGGACTCGCAGTTGTTTGGGTACCTCTCCAAGGGTGTCCTCACGATCACGAGCCCTGCTGTGGCGCCCAATAACTTCATCTGGGAGGGCAGCCCTGACGTCTCGTGGACGTTCACCGGTCGTACGCAGCGCGCGTACCAGGTGATCATCGCTGATGCGGCCGACCCGAACACTTGGTTGTGGGACAGCGGGAAGATCACGAGCACTGCGACCTCGCAGACCATACCATTCCGTGTCATCAAGGACGCCGGCAAGTCGTACATCATCACGGTGCGCATCTGGGACGACCAGGTCCGCGAGGCTCTGCCCAGCGACCCTGTGTACGTCGAGGGCACGATCACGGCCACAGTCGCCTACGACAACACGGTGACTGCTGTGACTGCGCTCGCTGCGGTGTCGGACGCATACCTGCCCGTCGAGCACCTGACGTGGACGAGTGCCGTGGCTCCCGACTCCTTCCAACTCCAGCGCAGCAGCGACGGTGGCGCCACGTGGGAGTACAGGCGAGAGTTCTTGCCGACCGATGCGACCTTGGGCGGCACGTCGTACGGGTACGACGACAACGGTGCGACTCCGTACCAGGCGTACCAGTGGCGTGTCATGAGGATCGTTGCAGGCAAGCAGTCTGGCAACAATCTTGTCGTCTCGGGACAGGTCCGCAAGTTGGCTCCGTTCCTGATGCGCAAGGACTCGACCGATGCTGTCTGCTTCCTGAACCCCAAGCGGAACAAGGGCAAGATGGACATCCAAGAGTTGATCCTGACTCAGGCTGGCCCGCCCGTGCTCCAGACGCAGCGACTCGGAGGAGAGGCTGGGCACATCGAGGGAAGGTTCACGGACAACGACGCGATGGCCGGCGTGACCGCAGACATGCAGGCCGCGAGGTTTGAGCGGCTCCGCAAGGACAGCGGCATCGAGGTGACTGTGTACTACGCCAACCAGACGTTCAACGCCATCGCCTACAACTTCCAGATCGACACGATCACAGACACTTCTGGCGTGTCGTATCTCGCATCGTTCGATTGGTTTGAGGTGCCCGCATGATCGGGATCGGGAAGCACAAGGCCCACCTGAATGAGTTGGACACGGTCCTCAACACTGCGTACAGCATCCGCATCCGCGTGCGCCTGCTGGACCTGGACCACAACTACAAGAAGGACCTCACGGACTACTTCTATGACGGCCTGGTGACGGTCGATGACACCGCACAGGTGACGCGCGCTCTGGACCTGACGCTGCTCGACCCCAAGCAGAAGGTCCACATCGACCCGGACAGCCCGAGCCGCACGTCCATCTTCATCACGGACATGATCAGCATCATCTATGTAGTCAGCCGGCCAGACCGCACGAGGTCATGGGAGATTCCTGTGTTCTGTGGGCCTGTTGACGCCATGGATCGTGACGACGTGTACATCGACCTCAAGTGCCTCGGCAAGGAGTCTTTGAGCATCACGAACCTCTGGCGTGGCAGGACCTTCAAGAAGAACCAGCCCAAGACCGACGTCATCCGAGCGATCCTGCGCGACCTCGTGGGTGAGACCAAGTTGAGCCTGGTCGACAAGAGCGCCAAGATGCCGGACGACCGCAAGTTGAACCGCGCGAGCAAGCCGTGGCTGATCGCCAAGAAGTTGGCCAAGACCATGGGGTACCAACTGTTCTACGATGGCCGTGGGTACGCGACCATGCGCAGGATTCAGCACAGGCCTGCGCTCAAGATGAATGAGCAGTGGATCACGACCGACCCCAAGGTTGCGTACGACCTCAGCCAGACGATCAACGCTGTGGAGGTCATCGGCAAGAAGCCCAAGAAGGCAAAGAAGCCTGTGTCGTACACGCTGGTTGCGAAGAAGTCGCACCCGTTGTCGCCATGGAGGATCGGTCGTGGAGGCGTCCCCAGGTACCTGTGGACCAGCGTCCAGGACGAGAGCCTCAGGACCACCAAGGAGTGCAAGAACCTTGCGAAGATACTGCTGGCAGACGGGCTGCTCGCAGGAGTCGATGTCACGTATGACGGCGCTCCCCATCCTCGTCTACAGGAAGGTGATGTCATTGCTCTGCGGACTGACCTGGTGTCGGTCAACTTCAAGGCGAGCAAGTTCACGATCCCGTTGACGGCAGGGACTGTCGCATCGTACGGCTACCACAAGCGACTGCGCCCCAAGGGTGGCCAGCGCATCATCAGGCCGCGCCACAAGCACCACCACCACAAGCCCAAGGAGAACGCTTCATGATTGAGACCGGCAAGATCACGAACGTGTGGATCGCAAACCTCGGGTCGGAGTTGGTCTCTGACGCAGCCGCAGCGCAAGCGTTACTGGTGGTGGACGATGCGTACGACTTCAACGAGACAGGCGGCACGTTGCGCCTGACGGACGACACCAACACCATCGACCTCCCGTACACGTCGGTCAACATGGACACCGACACGATCACGCTCACGGCTCCGCTGGCTGGCACGTGGCTGGCGGGTACTGATGTCGCAGTCCTCCCGTTGGGCCGGCAGAAGAAGGCACAGATTGACCTCAACGACGGTGATGAAGGCCCTGTCGCCATCGTGCCCATGACGTTCGACACGATGCTGGACGACGGCATCCGCGAGCCTGACGAGCAAGAGGCTGTCCTGATCGATGACTCCTCGGGCCGTTGGGAGATCAGCGCAGTCGATGACCAGCAGGGGATGGTGAACGGTTCGTCCGTCACCGGTGATGGCCTGCCGCAGTTCGTCCCGGTGGATCCTCCTCCGATCAGCCCTGCGCTCAAGGTCACCGGCACGACCAACAGCCTGGTCATCGAGGCTCTGGATGAGGTGGCTGCTGGGACGCTGATCAACTACTACGTCAGCACAGTCTCTGGGTTCGTGCCTGACCCCACCACACTTGTCTCAACGACCCCGGCCCAGGTCGCCGTGATCAGCGCTGATGCGACTGGCGCTCCTCTCCAGCCGGACACCACGTACTACGTCGTTGCCGTTGCTACCAACATCATCGGCTCCGCTCTGCCCTCGGCAGAGGTGCAGGGCCTCCTGAACCTCGACAACGTCGATGCTCTCATCGCCGCGCGTCTCGTCGTCGGCTTCATCCTCACGGGCTCCATCGCTGTCGGCAACATGACCATAGATGCGATCACCGGCATCACGATCAACGCAGCCGGTGGCGGCACCATCCTTCACTTCCCTGTGGATGGTGTCTCACCGCTGGAGTTGACAGCCAACGTCGTCGCGCAGTCGCTCAACGTCCAGGACAACCTGACCATCGCCGGTGGTGGAACCATCTATGGCAACCTCCAGATGGCCAACGGCATCCAGGACCCGCTGACGGCACCAGGGCTCTCGTCGTACTACCCATCGGTCAACACAGGCCTGTACACCGATGGCTCTGACCGTGCGTACTACTTCGCAGACATGGTTGAGTACCCAGCCGACACCACCAAGGTGGCCGTGGGCATGTCTGACTCTGCAGTCACTGGCGGTGCTGGGACAGCGATCTGGGTGTTTGACAAGATCACTGGCGCGTTCACCTCATCGCCAACGGGTGGTGGCAACGCATGGCAAAAGAACTTCTATGCGTGGGGTGGCATGACCTATTACAACGGGTCGTACTACTTCATGGGCCAGGACTATGACAGGGCTGCTGACTGGTACCTCTACCGAATCTCGGCAACGACATGGGCACTCCAGACTGAGTTGAGGATCGGAGGCTCTGGCGCGTTCAACGGCTACAACCCGAGGATCGCTGCTGACGTCACCAACGCTCGGATCGCCATGGTGTGGATCCCCAACAGTCTCGACCTCACGCTGCGGTGGCTCAACCCGACGACTCTGGCGACCGTGGGAGCAGACAACGTCCTGTACGCGAACTGCGGCCACTCCAGCATCGGCGCTGTCCACATAGGTGACCCCGGTATCGGATCGCAGAAGGTGCTGGTGGCACTAAAGGACCTGTCAGGATCGCCCTTCACCAAGGTACTGTGTTGGAACCTTGCCACTGCGCCGACCCGAGACGCCACGCATGACTTCGCACGTGCGAACGGCAACAAGATCGAAGCGATGACGTACGACGTACCTGCTGGCGTGATGCTGACCATCGACATCGCTGGCCGGCTGAACCACTACGGCACCGGGATCGTGGACACGACCCACACAGCAGAGCACGCATGGTACGACGCCGATGTGACTGGAGGTACTCATGAGACTCACGTTGGCCCGTCCAAGTCCTACGTGCTGCCGGCTCGGGCGTACCTGAGCGTGTCGGTCCCGCCACCGCCCGACTTCACCAACCCGGACACATCCAACCACGACCGAGCGAACCAGGTCAAGTTGTACATGTCGAACAACGGTGGTACAACGTGGCACTACCAGATCTTCACCACCACACCCTGGTCTGCGACCATGTTGAGCGTCAACGGCCTGCCGACGGACACTCCGAACGCAGGCGCTGCGTTCCCAGTCGCGCTCACACCTGCGGTCCTCCGGTCTGGCGCCATCAGGCTCGACGGCAAGCCCAAGTCGTACATCGACGGATCAGGCATCGCAAACCTGGATGGCCTGATCCCTCCCGGTGCGATGATGATGTGGCCAGGCACTACTGCGCCTACAGGGTGGCTGATATGTAACGGCCAGGCCGTCTCCCGTGCGACGTACGCAGACCTCAAGGCAGCGGTGTTCGATGGCACCAACCACAGGTTCGGCAACGGCGACGGTACAACAACCTTCAACGTGCCTGACTTCCGTGGAAGGTTCCCAGCAGGTGTTTCGCCATCGGGCTCGACGCTTGTGACGCCAGGCTCGTTTGAGACAGCATCGGTCGGTGGCACTGCACCAGGCGCCGCAGATGAGGCAAGGTTCAACCACAGGCACACGCACGACCTGTCGATCACGATCAACACGCTGTCTGCCAACACGCAGACCAACACGACAACAGGAGGTACTGCCACTCGTGTGACGGGTCTGGCCGGCGACACGCCAGGCAACCACAGGCACGTTGGATCCACTGCGCTCTCCGAGGGAGTGGGTGGAGCAGGAGCGAACCTGCAGAACCACGGAATGCTTGGCATCAACTTCATCATCAAGACGTGAGACACGTAGACTACAGCGAGAGGAGGCCACAGTGAGAGACTGGCAGTTCGATGTGATCTTCTGGCTCGGAATCATCGGTGCGCTAGTCATGCTGTTCAGCGATCCTCTCGGGATCACGGTTCGGCCCGAAGTGGTGACCCTGTTCGGGGTGATGTTGGCGTTCGTGTACCAGCAGAAGCAGAGGATCAACAACGACAAGGAAGATTCCAAGAAGCACAGGAAGCGGAAGGAGGACGAGGACGATGGATGACCTTCAGATCAGGCTGGTGTTCCTGCTTGTGGGCCTCATCCTTGGCTACACCGCAGGCTGTGCCAAGTCAGCGATGCTCTACGCTCGCGCGATGAAGAAGGAAGTGCATGAAGTGAGGCATGAGGTCCACGTCATCATGACGCTGCTCAAGCCAGAGGAGGAGGAGCAGTCATGATTCTCAGGAAGAACTGGCGCGACCTTGTGTTCTGGCCCGTGGTGTTCGCCATCGTGGCGCTGTCGTTCTGGCAGACCACGAGGACCAACGACCGGCTTGCGGCCGGCCAGCAGCAGCAACTCGTGTCCCAGCAGTGCACTACAGACTTCCTGGGTCGCGCGTTTGAGGTGCTGAACGAAAGGACCCAGGCTGCGCCCGAACTGAACCAGGCGGACAAGACCAAGACTGAGGCTGAGGCTAGACTGTTCGGCTTCCTGGTCAAGGCCACAGGGTCCAACAGCGCGTTTGACTCTGATGAGTTCAACAAGCGCATCAACGACTACTTCCAGGGCATCAGCAAGTACCTCACTGCTCTCGGGAGAACGAACATCGACCAGCAGACCAACCCAGTCCCAACCAAGGAGGACTACCAGGCCTGCTTGAGAGGAGGAGGATGATGGAGAAGCACCCATGGGAGGAGTTGGACACTGATCTGCCGGAGCCCGGCACGATCACCGACACCGACCACGGCATCCCTGGTCCGGCAGAGGCTCTGCCTGATGGCGATGCCGACACCGATGACCCTGACGTCGAGGAGGACTGATGACTGTCCTCACGATGACCGGGAAGCAGTTGGACTACACCAAGCGGCTCGACGCCACGATGCTCGTGCGCTGGGACACCCTGTGCGACAACGGCAAGGTGTTCAAGGGGTCGCTGCGTACGGTCGCACACATGGACTCGCTCTCGGCTGCGGCTGTGCGGAAGTTCGGGACACGCATCCACGTGATCCAGCCTCCGTACAACACTGGGGTCCCTGCGTCTGCCGGCACGCACGACTTCGACTGCTGCTCAGACATCTACATCCCCGGAGTCGCATGGTGGACCGCGCAGAGGTTCCTGCGTGCTCGTGGGTTCGGCTGCTGGTATCGGCACCCACCGCTGTTCGGCAACCACATCCATGGCTTCACGGTCCCTGCGGACGGATGGCACT